TGCAGCTTCTAAGAGGCACGGCTATAGAAGTGGACTAGAATTTAAGGTACAAAAAGATTTACAGAGCAAAGGTGTTGTTGCTAAGTATGAACCATTAAAGATTGAGTGGGAAGATTTATCATACAGAAAATATACCCCTGACTTTTTATTACCTAATGGAATAATAATAGAAAGCAAGGGTTTATTTACAGCACAAGATAGACGTAAACATTTATTGATTAAGAAACAACACCCTGACCTAGATATAAGATTTGTTTTTGAATCTATAAAAAGAAAACTCAGTAAGAAAAGCAAAACTACTTATGCAGATTGGTGTAATAGGTACGGATTTCTGTACCATTTAAAACTAATACCTAGTGAGTGGATTGATGAAGACGGATCATCAGAAAAAATACTAACTTTCATACCCTTTCCAGGAGAAAAAAAATGATTGACTTTGAAACAGATATTAAAAACCCTATAGGGGAAGATGACTTAGCCTTGATATTAAAACCTAAGTTTACTAACAAGAAATGGAATAGCACAGTTGACTTATCTGCTGTGATAATGCCTTCAAAGAAATTAGAAGAAGAAGATACAGAACAATTGAGAGATGTATTGTATGCTTTAGTTACATGCTTTCATCTTTTAAATACAGATTCAGATTTTGCTAAAAGAGTTTCAGACAAGATGGATGAAATAGCAAAAGAAGAAGGGTTTTCAGAATATGAAGATACTCCTGACAATGTAATAAAACTATCTACTTGGACAAAGACTGAGGGAGATATACATTGAGTCAATTAAAAGATGATTTGTATAATTGGGAGAAACAAAATGATGAGTTTTGGAAAAAAGAAAAAGGAAGTATATATAATGTTGATGTAGTTAATCATCCTCCTCATTATAATAAAGGCAAGTATGAAACTATAGATGTAATTGTAGATACATTAGGTGACTACGAAGCAATATCATATTGTCAAGGAAACTGTATCAAGTATTTAATAAGAATGTGGCATAAAGGAAGTGCCTTAGAAAATGCTGAGAAATGTTTATGGTACTTAAATAAAATGATTGAGCTACTAAAAAAAACTAAAGGGAAAAATTGGTAATGGATACTATAAGTTATAGTGGTATTAACATTTGTTACACTAGAGATATAGATTTATCAGATCAAGCTAAAGAACTACTGAGAGATTACTATATGCTTAAGCATGAGACATCTCCTCAAGAAGCTTTTGCTAGAGCATCTGTTGCATATTGTGAAGGTGACTTAAAATTTGCACAACGTATATATGATTATGCTAGTAAGAGATGGTTTATGTTTGCTAGTCCTGTCCTTAGTAATGCACCTAACATAGGTAAAAAGTGGAAAGCTTTACCTATATCTTGTTTCTTAACTTATGTAGGTGATACATTACAAGATTTAATCTCACATAATTCTGAGGTTGCATGGTTATCTGTTAAAGGTGGTGGGGTTGGGGGTCACTGGTCTGATGTGAGGGCAGTCGGTGATAAATCCCCTGGCCCTATTCCTTTTCTAAAAGTTGTTGACTCACAAATGACAGCATACAAACAAGGTAAAACTAGGAAAGGTAGCTATGCAGCATACATGGACGTTTCTCACCCTGATATTGTGGAGTTCTGTAATTTTAAGTTACCTACTGGAGGTGATGCTAATCGTAAATGTTTTAATTTATTTAATGCTGTTAATGTAACAGATAAGTTTATGAAAGCTGTAGAAACTGATGGTATGTGGGAGTTAAAAGATCCTGACTTAAATAGTATAGACCATGTAAGAGATACTATTAGAGCTAGAGATTTATGGCAACGTATATTAGAAGCTAGGTTTAGAACAGGCTCACCTTATATAAACTTTATTGATACAGCTAATAGACATTTACCTGAAGAACAAAAGAAGTTGGGTTTAAAAATACATGGTAGTAATTTATGTAATGAAATACATTTAGCTACTAATGAAGAACGTACTGCTGTATGTTGTTTGTCTAGTGTCAATTTAGAAATGTATGATGAGTGGAAAGACACCACTATGATTAAAGACTTAACTAGATTCTTAGATAATGTATTACAAAAGTTTATTGATAATGCACCTGAAGATTTAGATAAAGCTAAACGTAGTGCAATAGCTGAACGATCTTTAGGACTAGGTGCTATGGGATTTCATGGCTACTTACAAAAAATGAATATACCTTTTGAGAGTCCTATTGCGAAAGGTCTTAACAAACGTATCTTTAGAACTATTAAAATGGAAGCTCTTGAAGAGAGCCGATTGTTAGCTAAAGAAAAAGGTGAGCCATCAGATATGCAAGGTTCAGGTAAACGTAATGCACACTTGTTAGCTGTTGCACCTAATGCTAATAGCTCTATCATATGTGGTTGTACACCTAGTATTGAACCTGTTAAGTCTAATGCTTATGTTCATAGAACTAGAGCAGGATCACACTTAATTAAAAATAAATATTTAGAAAAAGTATTATTAAAGTATCATAAGAATACAGATGAAATGTGGAAGTCTATTATAAGTAATGAGGGTTCTGTACAACATTGTGTATTCTTAAATCCATATGAAAGATCTATATTTAAAACAGCATTTGAATTAGATCAGGAGTGGATTGTAGAACATGCAGCAGATAGACAAACATTTATATGCCAAGGACAGTCAGTTAATTTATTCTTTCCTGCTGGTAGTGATAAAAGTTATGTTAATTCTGTACATGTAAGAGCTTGGAAAGCTAACTTAAAAGGTCTGTATTATTTAAGAACTAGTGCAGCAAACCAAGCAGATAAAGTAGGCACTCAGATTTCAAGGGATGCTTTAAAAGATGCAGTAGAATGTGTTGCTTGTGAAGGATAATACATGTTTAAAAGATTCGATAGAGAACTATTTGAAAAGTTTGATAAACTAGCAAGAGATGCAGGTAAAAGATATTGGAAAGCCAAGGGCTATCATGTAATAGATAATACAGATAGATATGGCCCTGACTTAATAGTTACACCTGTCGGTGGTGATGAATATTGTAATGGAGATTTTTATTGTGAAGTTGAAATCAAAAGACCTTGGAAAGGAAAAGATTTCCAATATGCTAAAATCCAAATACCAGGGAGGAAAGCTAAGTTTCTTAACAAAGACAAGTACAATCTTCCGATCTGTTTTCTCATCCTTAATGCTGATCAAACCTATGGATACCTTATTGAAGGTGAAACGTTGGCTGAGACTCCTCTTGTTGAAGTGCCTAATAAGTATGTATGGAAAGGTGAGAAATTTTTTAGAATACCTGCTGAAACTATAGAACCTGTGGAGATACCTAGTGAATAAAAAACCTGTACCTAAAATTAATACGAATAGTATAACTGTTGTTGAGTGGAAAGATGCTCAATGTGATTCAGATTGGGGAGAAATAGAACCTCCTGAATTAGCTAAAGTAATTACTGCTGGATTTTTAATATCAGAAAATAAAGAAGCCATATGCATAGGATCTACATGGGCTGATCCACATGCTAATGCTAGGATACATATTCCTAAAGCATGGATTTCTAGTAGAAGAACAGTTAATATAAAGAAAGACGAATCTGATGAAGATAGAGATTGATAAAGAGTTAAGAAATATGTTTGTGAAAGAAGCACTTATAGAAATGAGAGATGAACTAGATGAAAAGTTTAAAACTAAACCTGAAACATTAAGAGGTTATAACTTACATTATAAATTAACAGATGCTATAACACAGTTACTAGATGAACTTACAGTAGGTGGTAACTTTAAAGCTGAAGAAGAATTAAAAAATAAAAAAATGATAACAATCAATGAGTTAGAAGAAGGAGAAATATATACTAACACATAGAAAATACTACTTGATTTAATAGTAAGTTTGTATAAAACTAATCATTAACCTACAGGCTCATTCGAGCCTTTATTTTTCCAAGGAGCAACAATGAGTCTTACAAATCCCTCAGTAGTATACAAGCCTTTTAAATATCCGTGGGCTGTAGAGTTTGCAGTACAGTCAGAGAAAGCCCATTGGGGTGAATGGGAAGCTAAGTTACAGGATGATGTAGCACAATGGCAGTCAGGTAAATTAACTGGAGCAGAAAAAAATCATATAACTCAGATACTTAGGCTGTTTACTCAAAGTGATGTAGCAGTAGGTACTAATTATCTTGAGTATTACATACAAAAATTTAAGAACAATGAGATTAGAGCTATGCTTACTAGCTTTACTAACAGAGAGTTTGTGCATCAAAGAAGTTATGCATTACTTAATGATACTTTAGGATTACCTGAAGAGGAGTACTCAGCTTTTTTAGATTATAAACAGATGAAAGATAAGATAGAGTTTATGAGTGACATAGATGTTACTACTCTATCAGGGTTAGGCAAATCTTTAGCTAGATCCGTAATGAATGAGGGTATGTCTTTGTTCTCAGCCTTTGCTATGCTACTTAACTATCAAAGAACAGGTAAGATGAAAGGTATGTGTGAAATTGTAGAGTGGTCAGTACGAGATGAAACTATGCATTGTGAAGGCATGGTTAAATTGTTTAGAGAATTTTGTAAAGAACATCCAAGAATAGTTACAGATGATTTTAAGAAAGATATATATCAGATGTTTAGAGATGGTGTTAAGTTAGAAGATGCTGTAGTAGATACAGCCTTTGAGATGGGTGCTGTTAAAGGTCTTACTGCTGATCAAGTTAAGCATTACATTAGGTACATAGCAGATAGAAGACTAATTCAGTTGGGATTAAAAGGAAACTTTAAGGTTAAAGAAAATCCTCTTGAGTGGCTTGATTGGATAGTAGGTGGTGATACTCTTAAGAATTTCTTTGAAGGTGTTGTAACTGATTACAATGCATCAGGTATGACAGGTGATTGGGGTTGGGAAACTACTAAAGAAAAAGAACTAATAGCAGCTTAATCTAATGGTATTTTATACATTGCTTCATAATTTTTAGCTATTTCATGCATTACATAATAATATTGAGTAGAATTTTCATCTATCTCAGGGTGTTTTTCTTTCATACTTAGTACAGCTTTTGTTTTTATACGTTTATCTAATCGTTTAAATTTAATACGATATAATCTATTTAATCTTTTTTCATTATCTCTACTATTCATATAGTAATTAAATACATCTTGCCTTGCTCTTTTACTTATTTGTCTAAAAACTGCATTTAGTATATTAATTTTATCTGTTACATCTCCATTTTTATAACTATCTTGTTCCATATAAGATGCTATATAATTAGGTTTATTATTTGAAGTGCCTAATATATATGGAATAGAAGCAGCTATTACATCTCTTTCATACATTTTATCAGCAGGTTCTTTGAAATTTTTCCAAAAAGGATAATTCAATCTATCAAACTCTCGTTCTATCTCAGTCATTCTAGGATCTATTCTAAAACCTGATAGTATTTTAGTTAAATTACCTGCTACATAAACATCACCTTCTTTATAAGAACTAACATACTCAGGTATGTTTACTTTTCTTTTAATATTTGCAGGTGTAATTTCTAAAAGTATTTCTTCTAGTCCTAATTGTTTACCTACTTGTTGAAATATTTTTGCAGAAGTAATTCCTGGAGCACTAAATATATCAGCTAAAATAGTATTTACTACAGTACCCATTCTATTATTAAATTGATTTATAGCTCTTTCAAAAAATAATTGTGCACCTTCTGTAGCTTCTGTTGCTTTAGGATCTCTACGTTTTAAATTTTTCTCTGCATTAAAAGAATCTATTATTGTCATAACAGGTTGAATAGGTTGTTGTATTCTATTTAAAACATCACCAACTGTATCACCTGCTTTTCCTACAATAGAAGAAGTAAATCCATTTTCAAATAAATAAGTACCAATATTAACAAGGCCTGATTGTTGAGGTATTCTTATACCAAGAACTACTTCTATTGATTTAGCAAGTTGTGTATTTTTTCTTTTAGCATCTGCATACATATCACTAGAACTAAATTGTAATAGTTCATGTATTATTGATCCTGCTGCTAAGTACATTCCTATTGGAGATAAATAAGCTGCATCAGTTATACCTTTATCAGTTCTTATATGAGCTACAGGTAGATCAGGATTGTCTTGAGCATGTTTATATGCAAATATTAATAATGCACTACCAAATAATGCACCTGACATATTATAAATTAATTCATTTCTTTTTTTACTTTCATTTGCATAAACAAAATTTAAAGTATTTTCTCTATTATTAGGTGAATATTTTGATAAATTATATGATACATATTCATTTGATTTAAGTGTATTATATTTAGGAATATTAGGTGGCTCTTGTCTTAACATTTCAAAAGCACTATTAATACTATCTAATTTATCTTTATATTGAACACTTGATAAATTTTTAGAATTTTTATTTAATCGTTCTATACTTACTTTTCGTTTAGCTACTTCATCATCATAAAGTTTAATTGCTGCATCATGTAAATCTAATCTTTCTTTTATTCTTTTAGCTGAAAAAGTATCTTTAATATTTAAAAATTTAAATTGAAGAGGTTGAGTTATATATAACTTTCTAATTTGATTAGCAATAAATCTAGGAAATGTTGCTATGAATACACTACCTAAAGGAATTGAATCTATAACTTCTACTGCATGACCTCCACCAACAGCAGCTTGACCTTCAATATTTAACTTTTTAAATTCTTTACCTTTTACACTTACTAAGTTTCTTAAATCTAATGCAAAGGTATCTTCTATAGCATCTTGACTAGCTCGTTGAATTACAGCTGATTCAATAGGTGCATTGTCTTTTATTATTTTATCAAAGTTATAACCTTTTTTAGTTAATTGTCTTTCAACACTATTAACAAAAATTATTTGTCTAAAGAAAGCATCAAGACCTAAGTTAGGAATATTAGCAGCTTTTGAAAAACGAGATAAACTTTGACTTGTATCTTGTAAAGAATTTAATAATAAGCTAGCAGTAGTTGGATCATCTTTTAATATACTATAAAAATAATCTTTAACTTCTTGCTCACTTCTAAATATTTTATTAACTCCTATTTTATTACTTATGTCTTTTAATTTTTGTGGTATTAAATTTGCTGATAACTTTTTAATTTCTTCAAACTCAGGTCTAACAGGAGTAAGTACAATGTCTAAAACTTGCCTCATAACAGTACCTGCATTAGCTACAGCTAAAACACTATCTTCAAGAAGGGCTGCACTTGAAGGTCTACTATGTACAGCTATTTTAGTTCCTGATATTGTGCTCTCTAAGTTTGTATAAATACTAGAAGCAGCAGCATCTATAAGTAATTGAGCTGTTTTTAAAGTCATTTGACTAGTAGTACCAATACCATTTCTAATAGTAGTATCAAAAGCAGCAACTAATAATGCTTTACTTTCTCGTTCTAGTTTATTAATACCTCTAAATAAAGAACCTGCTCTACTATATTTATCTTTTGTAAATTCTAAAGCTTTCATCTCCCCATATATTTCATCTGTTATTCTTTTAAATTGAGGATTTTCCTTAGTAACTTTTCTTATAACATTATCTACATCTTTATATGTTTTAAGAACTTGACCAGCAAATTGTGCTGTATATTGAGAGTATAAAGCTGCTTCATCTCTACTTAAATTTACTTTTTTAATAGCTTCTTGAAAAGCTCCTGGATTTATTTCATTTGAATTAGTTTTTCTAAATACTTCAGAAAGAGCATCTGAAATTTTTCTTCGTCCATATTTAACATCATCTCTTAATAATTTAAGTTCAGGATTTGTAAGTAATAATTTAGTACCAATATATTGTATATTTTTTAATACATTTAAATCAATACCAGCAGCAAATACATTTTGTGCTCTAGTCTTATCTACACCTACTCTAGTAAGAATATCTTCTGAAACTTTTTTACCTATTAATTTTTGAGTTTGTATATTTAAATCATCTAGTTTTTGTTTTGGTCTATAGTCTGAAGAAATCTTTCTTTCAAATATAGATCTTAAACCTTCAGGCATTTCTACATTTTTTCTAGCACCTATCCTTGTAATTACTTTTGTTACAGGGCCTTGATTAGGATCTACAAAGTATTGTTTTAATGCTGTTTCTGTATCTTTTAATAATAATTTTTCAAATATCTCATCTAATTTTTTTTCATCTATTTCTATAGATGTGTCAAATATAGGCCTTGCTCTCTGTTGTCTTACTCTTAATTCATCTCTATCAAATATAGGTAATGGTGCATTAGATTTTCTTAATACACTATATGCTTGACCTACTCCAAATAACCCATAGATACCTGCATATGCTACAGTTCTTTTTACATTTTGTTCATATTCTTTAAGATTTTTTATATTAGTTTCAAGCTCATCTTTACTTATATGATTAGTAAAATATTGTCTTTGTAACTCTGCTATTTTTAAATTTTTATCAATATTATATTCTATTTGTTGATCTATACTATCTGCAACAGCACCGATAGTTGCATCTACTCCTACCTGAATACCACCTAACTTTACTTTTTGAATAAGCTTTTCTGTCTTTGCTTCTTTTTTAAATTCTTTTAATTTACTTTTAGGAATTTTAATTTTTTGAAAAGGTTCTAAACCTTTCTTTGTTTTTTCTTTTAATATTTTTTCTCTTAATACAGTTCTAATTCCTTTTTTCCCTACTTGTTTAAGTAGAAGTGAAGATGTTAATAAACTAACATAAGTTGTTGGTTCAGCAAGTGTTGCATAAAATATACTTCTACCTAAAGCTTTAGCACCTCTTTGTAAACCTAATTCATAAAAGTCAGGAGTTGAATCATATAGTGCAAAAGACTTTGCTGTATTTATTGCTTCTTCTCTAGAAGCATTTAAAATATAATTTAATTCAAGCATTGATCCAAAAGATAAATTGTAGTCAATAAATCTTTTTTCTTTTAACCAATAGTTAATTACATCACTTTTAGTACCTTGCATTAACTTATCAAACTCTGGTCTTTCTATTCTACCTCTAAGGTATTTTGTAATTATTGTGAAGTTTTTATCTATTAATAAATCTGAAATATTTATTTGTTTAGGAGGTATTTTATCTCCTCTCATTTTAGATAGAGTATCTTCTGTATCTGTAATATCTATAGTATTAAAGTTTTTACCTTTAAGAGTAGAACTAAAATCTATATCATCTTTATCTTTTTTTAATTTACCTTTAAGAGTAGAACTAAAATCTATATCATCTTTATCTTTTAAAGGAGTTTGTGTAGAGGATGTATCAACAATAGGTGTAGATTCTTTTACAACATTATCTGCAATAGTTTCAGCTACAGCAGGTTGTCCTGTTAATAAATTACTAATATCTCTTAAAGAATTTTTGTAAATAACTTTTGCTTTATCTGCTAAAATATCTGATGTATCTACAACAGTATCTTTTACAGTATCAACTGTATCTTCTAATGTATCTAAGCCTGTAGTAACTTTATCCTGTAAAGTATCTAACCCTGTACTAACTGTATCTTTAATTGAATCTAGATTACTTATTGTCGTATCAGTTTCATCAGGTATATATTGACTCCACTTATCTAAATAATTTAAAGTTGCATTAGATCCTACATTACCTCGACCACCATTATGTGCTTGAACTGCTTTATTTATATCACCATTAAAATATTCTATATTGCTTTTTAATAATCTAGCTACTGCATCTGTTGATGCATCAACATCTTTTCTTTTATCTGTACCATTTTTGTAATTAACAATACCTAAATCAGAACCTGTGCCTGTTCTAATTTGATACATACCTGCTGATGCACCTAACTTAGTATCTGCTAAATCTAAATCACCATCAACATTAGGATCAAAACCAGACTCTATAAAAGCTATAGCTGCTAAACTACCTGGAGGTAATTGATATTTACTTTCATACTTAGAAAAATAAGGTATATACTTTTCTAATTTTTCATGAGTATTTTTTGGATATAAAGATTTATAATCCATTATTGAATAAGTCCAGCTGTTTTAAATTGATTATACAAAATTTCATATTCTGAATAATTAGAAAATCCAGACTCACTTAATAAATCATTTATTTTCTTTTTTTCAATATCATTATAATTCTTGTAATTAAATTTACCTTTATTAGCTTGCTCTTGTAAATACATTTGAATTGGATTTATATTAGCTGAAATAAAATTATCAATATCTGTTTTATTCTGACCTGCATATTTAGCACTATTTTTATCTTTAATATCTACCATAAGATTTTGAATATCATTTAAATTTGGTGGTTCAGGTTCAGTATTAAAATAACCTTTATCTATATCTTCTTGTCTTTTATTTATTGCATCAACAATACTACTAATTGATACATTACTATTTAATAAATCATTAGCTATCTTACTCTCTCCATATGAATTTATCTTATCAGCAAAATAACTTGCTTGATCGTTAGATATAAGTCCTGAACTAAGAGTATTTTTTATATATTCTAATGTTGCATATTTTAAAGTATCACCACCCTCTTTATTGTTTGATCCTTTTATTCTTGGTGAACCAGGTGTTGTTTCTACATCTAAAATAATTGCTTTTCCTAGCCCTACGTTTTGTTTATATATACCTTTTTCTTGTAATACATTTATTATACCTCTATCAAATCTTTTTCCTATTTCAGTTTCTGTAAGATCTGACATAATAGGTGAGCTACCTGTAATACTACCTGTAGGAACTGTTGGAGTTTTAGATGAATCATACCCAGCAATTTTTAAAGATCTATCATACTCTTCACTCATTCTTTTTTGTATAGGTGAACTAAGACCAAATGCTGTTTTAGTTTGAGTTGGTAAAGGTGTAGGAGATATAGGTGCTCTTTCACCTAATACAGCATCTATATATTGTTGTGGGCTATTATACTTTAAACTATTTGGAGAGGCAAATTTATAAGACTGTTTAATTACATTTGATATATCTTTTTTATTCCTTGTATTTTCTATTAAACCAAGAATATTTTTATATTTAACATCATCAGTAATAAGTGAGCCTAACATACCAGGCTTTATAGTATCTCCTATACCATAACTCTTTAATGTTTCTAATCTACTTCTATACTCTGCTCTTTGTTCTTTTCTTGCTTTCATTTCTTCTGCAACTGTAGCAGCATGTAAATCTAATTTTTGTTGATATTCTTTTCTTATTTCTTTATTACGTTCATCAAGAATAGCTGTAGATCTTTCTGCAAAGCCTGTTAAAAATCCTGTAAGTGCAACTCCTAATCCCATTATAGATTCTCCTTAGATATATCTGTAGGTAACTCATCTAGTAAAGGTTTTGTTTCAGGTGCTCTTGCCATTAAACCTTTAGGAACTACTTTATTTATTTCAGGTGATTCAGTATCTATATCTGGAGTAGTGTCAAAAACTTCTTTAATAACTTTTCTTAATTCACGATAAGGTAATTTTTTATCTGCATCTAATTTTTTATAAGACTCAATAAATTTAACATCAGCAGAATCAGCAGTAAATTTAATTAACTCCATGATTACAGGAGCAGCTAAAAATCCTAAATCTAATGCATGTCTACCATTCATTGATCCTGATGTAATTAAAAAATCAGTAAGCATATCTATTGCAGCACCTTCATCTAAAGCAAGTAGTAATGAATCTTCTACTTCAGGATCTAATATTCTATTAGTATAATGTTCAATAACATCTTCTATCCTAGTGTACTCAGGTGGGTTTTCCCATGTATATTCTCTAGGAGCTTTTGTTAAAGACATTCCTGGTATTGGAGCTTGTAACATCTCAGGGTTAATATTAAGTGCCATTAGTTAACTCCATTCTTTTTTTACGAATATCTGCTACATACTGAGCAACTATATCTATAGTAGTTGTTATCTTTTTAGGTTCTTCTTGTTGTTTTTGTTCAAGAAAACCTTTAACCTTTTTTTTCTTTTTAGGTTTAGCATTAAGTAACTCTTCTACTTTTTTTTCTACTTTATTTAAATATGCTTTATTCATTATTAGTTAACCTTTTATGGTTGAAGGTAAGTTGAATAATCAGATGATCTATTCATAACATCATCATCTGGAGTATCTACTGTATACTCTGGAGGAACATCTCCAATATTATCGTACTTTTCTATTTTTTCTTCATCTGTTAATATAGGATTAATAGTAATATTAGTACCACCACTACCAGTACCACTACCAGTACCACTACCAGTA